ATATGAGCAAAAAAGACCCACTCATCGCTGAGCAGGCCTTCTGATCAAACTAATGTTGTTTTATTTAAAGGAAGCCACATTATCCTTATCAAACCGATACCTCTGCAACTCATTCTCGTTAAGGTTGAATTGCTTGGCGACCATATCCAAAATCTCCTCCACCAAAGGATCGGGCAGCTCAGGGTCGATGTCCGTGGACCGCTCACCGGCGGCGTTGATGTACCCGGCCAGATCCACCCGTACCGGATTCCGGTAGTAGGTCATCCTGACCTCGTCTGTACGAAAGCCGTCCTCATACACCACGACCTTCCCGTCACCTATGGTGTAGAACGTTTCCCGATAGTCAAAAGAAGGCCTATTGTTATCATCCCCAAGAAGCTCATGAACATTCTCGTTATTAGCCTCCCACATGACAAAATCTCCAACCTCACATCCTTTATAAGAAAACGCTCCTTTTATATTTGAGAACCATAAATAATCATCAGGAAGACCGAATGATGTCGATTCGGGATCATCAATATGACTAACCTCCTTAAGCGATTTCCAGTATACCAGAAGAGTTTGTATAGATCGGATGGTCTCATCATCCTTCCTATTAAGATAGTATCTTATCAACCTGTCCTGAGCCTCGTTGAACAAAAGCACGAACCTCCCGGGATCAAGCTTAATCCCACCATTGGCGAGATTCTGCTCATTCTTCTGCAAAGACCTTAGATACGCTTCTTGGATCGTCATCGTCATTCCTCCGTATTAACCTTATCACCTTCACCTACGTCTTCCTTCTTCTTGACATCCTTAACCTTCTTGGTCTTATCGTCTATATTAGAAATAGACATAAGTTCCTCGTACTCATCCAAGACATTAGCCTTTACACTGATAAGATCTTTCTTGGTAGCCAAAAACTCGGCGGACGTACGGGTGTCAGGGCCTATGATCTGACCATTATATTGCAAGCCGGATGGAGTCATGTTAATACGACCGTTACGTTGAAGGACGTTTATGATACGATAGAACTCAAGAACTTCCTTAAAATCACCCTCCAATGAACGATCCCAGATATCAAGCAGATAATCGATGTTGGTCTTCTTCTCGTTCATCCAGTTTGATAGTGATCCGGTGTAATAATCATCCTCCGTGAAATCAGGACGGGTCACGATACCGATGTACAGAAGAAGGTCGATGACAGCCTGACGTTCCTTGCCACCTTTCTTAAGGGCGTCGATGAACTTATAGCTGATATTCATCTTATTGATCTCACGCTGCTGAACGAAATCCTTAGCGTTGTCTTTCTCAATGAAACAGAACATGGAGTTCATGAAAATAGGATCACCATCCATTTCCTGAGGAGTCAACATGCCAGAAAATACAGCCAGATATAAATAAAATAACTCAACGGTATTAGCCGTGTTATAAACCTTACCCATATAGATCTTGTCTTTAGCATCATCCCAAAACTCGAAATTGGTCTGGGAAAGATCCTTCTGGGATATATTCTCAAAAGGCTTCATTATATTATTGACACGCTGATCAACCAACTTATCAACCTCATCCTTATCCATGCCATTATAACATCTTGATCTTGGATAAAAACCGGTATTGTAAACCTCTGAGAAATCATCCCACGGGCAACATACGTGAGTAGCATTCTCCGGGAACGGAGCCTTGGCTATATTGGCGTCTTGGAAGGCCTGCGGAGCGCTTCCGTCGTGTTTACCTACTACCTCATACAAGGTATCTGACATGATATTGAAGCCGTTTACCTCGACCAATACCTTCTTTGATTTTAAAATCTCTTTCATTTCCTTATTTTTGCGTTACTTTCCTAAAAAAAGAGGAGAGGAATATCCTCCCCTCTAAAAACCAAATTACATATGAAAAAAAACTTAGCCGAAGTAGTTCGGTTGAAGCTCGATGATCAAGAACTTGCTGTTATCCATAACCCAAGCCGCGGAAGCTGAGTGACACCAGAATTGCTCTTTCATGCCCGGCAAGGATGATACGATCTCATTTCCGTTGGCTTTGTGCGCCCAACGACCGTACTCATAACCCCACCACATGCTTACGCCTTCTGGCTTGATATAAAATACGTTGTTATTCATATTACCTAACTTAGCGTTAGCCGTATTAGGAATAGCGGAATATGCGTTAGTCGATCCAGCGTCAGTGATATTCTCAATAATACAAGAATAAGAGGATCTAGGATACATGCCATTCACTAACTCGCTACGATCTGTCATGTCAGCGTAATCCAAAGAAGGATCGTGCTCGAACTCTACATTTCCGATGCCGGGAAGGAAAGCTCCCTTAACCTGTACCGGACCTAAGATCATAGCATCATTAGTACCAGAGATAGGATTAGAAGGCAACATACGGTCACTACCCATACCCCAGCTCAAATTACTCAACGTAGTAAAGAAAGCCTCTCTAATCAACTTCTCTAAGTTGACCATAGCCATAGCTCCTACCTTGAACTTAATCTTACGCTCCGTAATAGGAAGATCTTGACGACCACGGAAAATATAAGCGGCAGCAGCCATAAGAGTATCCTTAGTAATACCCATCGGGCGACTATAGTAGATAGTATAACCACGGCGAAGCTGACGGTAGATACCCTCATTCAAATGGATAGGACCATTTTGATCCATAATAATACCACCTTCTTGCCACATCAACTGTCTAGCTTCCAGCTTAACCAACTCAGCCATACAGAATACCTCCAGCGTGGACGCTACCTTAGCCGTACGTAAATCAAGTCTACCATTAACAGTCTTGCCGATAATAGCCAAATCAGGAATATTACCCTCATACTCGCTTCTCATGGCATTCATACGACGAAGGGCAGTCTCCACGAACTCTGAAGTGCTATTCTGGGCGGCCTGCATGGACTTCATACCAGCGTACATAGTTGTCTCACCCTCAACACCACGGTGGTTTCCTAAACGGAATTCACAAGTCATAGAACCGGCCTTGTCAGCTCCAGATACCTTAGAGAACTGGGTACTGTACTCACCAAGAGCATGACCGATCTTCCAGTAACGGATACCCGGACGTAATTTCTCTTTAGGGAAGTATTTAGCCTTTCCGCCGATAACACGACCCCAATAACGTGTCAAATCACCTTCTGTCTTAGACGGTATCTCACCTGAGATAAGGATATTACAGCCGTTAGCGGCGTCATAGGTGATGACATCATAAGCCGTAAACTCAGATGTATTCAAAACGATATCAAACAAACTTCCATCAATACCCGGTTTCAGATGATGAGTCGAAGTATCCTCCGCCGTAACTACAGCGAATGTCTTTGTAACAGGTAAATCATAACGGAAAGAAGCTCCAATACCGTTAACGGAGATCGTAGCGCCGTTATTAATCATACCCATATACATCGGAACGGGGTAATTAGCGATATTAGAGAACAGATTCAACAGACCCAAATGATTCTTGTCCGGATCCTCATAATACCAGCTCGCCAATGAGCCTAAGTTATGCTCTACGAGCGATGTCTTATAGTTCTTGGCATCGGTGAAAGCAATAACGTTATCACCATTCACGGTAGCCGGAAAACTTTTTGTTAAAAAAGGATTCATAATTATCTATCTTTTAATGTTATACACTCTTTGATCCACTCAGATCAAGGAAGTTAGCCTCTATAGTATCATTATCGATATTATTCTTATTTTGCTTTCCTCCCTTATTGCCAGAAAGAAGAGTGATGGTCTTCTTATTGACCTCCATCTTAGCCTTGTTAGTCTTCTGTTTAAGGAACTCATCCTTATTCATCAAGAACAAAGCCAGATCAGCGGCCATGTCCGGATTCTTGATAGCCTCCGAATAAGCTTTATCTATAGCCGTATGACCTTGATTGTCTATCGGCTTGGTAACGAAATCGACAGCCTTACCTATCATCGTGTCAGTCAACTGGAACCCTGAGCTTATAGACGTCTTAAGACCTTTCTTATAGATCTTCATCTGCTCAATCAACTCCTGTTTCCTTTTCTCGGATTTTTTCTTCTCCTCCTCGATAAGGTTATCCATCTCCTTTTTCAGAATATCATGGAACTTATTGGCCTTGGACTCAATGAACTCATCGCCCTTACCAATCATCATCTCCATATTATCCTTTATCTCGTCTTCCGGCATACCCAACATCTTATAATAATGCTGGATGACCGCAAGCTGATCATTCTTGTTGCTCATATCAAGGTTGTCCAACGGCGCCTGAATGTTCTGATATTGGTTTAGAAGCTGACCTACGTTACCTCCAGCCTTATCCACCTCTATCATCTTCTTCATGAAGTCAGACATAGAACCGGTATCAACCTTATCCTTCAACAACTCATCGGCCTTATCCTTGATCAATCCCTCCACTATATCAAGTAGATCATCTTCTTTTGTGATAGTAGAAAGATCGACTGGCTTATCATCTACCATAATATCAAGGTTATCGATACTGTCGATGATACCTCTGGCGGCCATCTTCTCCAAGAAAGATTTCCCGTTAAAACCTGATACCACGTTATTATTATCAGTACCGCCTTCGCCAAAGGAATCCGGGTCTGGGTTGGTAGCGTCGCCGCCCTTATCCCCGCCACCGTCAGCCGCTCCGCCGTCGGCAGGCTCTTCCTTGGTATCACCTATAGGATTACCATCCTTATCATATTTACCCTCGATATTATTCTTATCGCCATCACCGTCACCACGGTAAAAAAGCTCCTCGACACTCATGGTCTTAAAACCCTTAGCGAAATCACCCATGTCATTCATACAATTTCCTTTTTTGCTTTTTACAAAAGTATTATTAATCCAATTACCAATTAAATCAAACCCATTATAGTATATGACAGAATTTTACGCCAAAATGATTACAGATTTTGTAAAAATATTTACAAAACTTGTAATCAATTCTTGTTTATTATCGACGTAAACCTATCTGTATCAGAACGTTTGTTTCTAGCGTCTATCTCCTTTTCTTTTAATTCCAACTTCCTTTTCTCTATCTCCTCACGAGATCTTCGCTCAGCCTCGGCGTTAGCCTGTCTGGTTCTCATATCCTCTTCCTTGATATCAAGATCTCTTTCCCTTAAAGCCCTATCAGCCATAGCCTCGACATAATCCATGCCTTCAGAGTTGTTCTCGGTCCTAGCCGCTTGACCGGCGGCCATTATGCTCTTACCCCTTAAGTCGAAGTTGCCCTTGATATAAGCCAGCTCCTTATCCTTCTCATGCTCATCATTACGTGCCTGTTGCTCGGCCTCGGCTTGCTGCTGGACAAGTCGCTGTTGATTCTGGTATTCTTCTTGCCTTACACGATCGGCGTAAGATCTAGCATCCCTTCCGATCTGATTCATCTCAGCCGTTGAGTTGGCGCTCATCATCCTAGTGATATCAAGTAAGTCATTACCTAACGTATTTGTCTGTAATATATATTGTTTCAAATTCTCCAATTCCAGACGTTTCTTGGAATTAGAGACAGCCATAACATTAAGATGACGTAACGACAAGCTATTATCCGTAAGACTGATGTAAGCCAAGGAAAGATCGCTATTCCTGTACATCACGGTCCAATCGTATCCTTCCTTCTGGCATACTTGAGCCACGGCTAGATGAATATCCAATGTCCGTTTCTTGAAGTCATCGAAATCATTAAAGTAAGTCTGGGTCTGTAACATAGTAGCGTTAACTCCCTGTTTTACGCCCGTAGAACTCTCGTATCTGGTTGACTGACCCATTGCCTGCTCGGATATACCTATCATCCTATAAGCCATCATATAGGCGTAAGACGCCATTTCCATACGGGATCTTATCTGATCCGTATTAGTAAGATCATATACACCAAACTGGTTATATATGCTACTCATCTGCGGATTCTGGTAAGGATTATTCGTATCATTACCACCTACACCCATAAACGATACAGACTTAACGATCTGCATAAAAGTAGCTAAAGCACCCTTCTTGTCCATCATATCCTTATATTCCGTAGGCAAGAATCCCAAGTCACCTAAGAAGAACTTACCGATCTCCTTCTCGGCGTTGTTGTATAGCTGGTTCATAGCAAGGTTATACATCATCTGGAACGGCTGTATGCGATCAGCGAGACTGGCCCCTATAAATCCCGAAACCGGAATGACATAATCATACAGACTACTGTCACCATGTATCTGATGAGGTATTGGATCCCCGCCAATATATATAGGCTTATCCATTAAATTACCTCCAGTGATCTTAACGCCAAACCTAACCTCAGGAACATACTCCAAGATGTAGGTGTTCACCTCAGGATCACCAACGGCTTCGGCCATAACCCTCTTCACTTTCTTGATACCATTCTTCTCCAAGAACTCCGGGAGAAGCTCATCTGTCACAAGCTCCTGATCCACCATCCCAGTCTCCGTCATGTAAGTTATTAAGAATACCGGTTTCATGGATACCCAATATCCCTCCATAACCCTAAAAAGGCGGGAATCTATCTCATATCTCTTACCATTGGACATGTCAGAGTTAAAATAGCCAAAGGGATGGAAGCGGGGCAAGAAGCGGGGCTGGGTGTGCTCCTCCCCGTCCGGCCCGAAGGTGTGGTACTCACCCATCGGAACGCCGTAGTAATCCTCAGCGGCGACTATAGATTCATAGTCATGGTATCCCTTCCATGGGACAACCTCATTCTCGTACATACCGGTAATAGACGGTTTCTTTTTCTTCCAGTCATACCTAGCACCGTCATTAGATACCCATCCCTCATAATCATCGTCACCTCCCATAATCCGACGCTTGTCCTTGGCTGTCATCTTATGGCCGTATCTTGATATCAGCTCAACACCCTCGTAATAATGAATACGGCCCACATAAGATCCGTATTGCGGGTATTTCACGTCAGGATGGAATACCTCCATCGGACTCCATACCTCCGGACGGTAGTAATCGAAACCAACGAAATGATTCCGGAACATCTTTCCGCTAAGAAGACGATCCCGGAAATTCTCCCTGTCAAGCTCATCCATATAAAACCGGCTACGGTCAGCCTCGATCGTATGATCCCCCCATACCGCCGCCTGCGTCTTCCATCTTGTACTCATGAACCTCTGGATATCATCAGGGGTCATAGACGCTTTGGCCTGTTGGATTTGCTGAACATAAGCCTGACGCTCCTCCTCGGAATTAAACTCATTGTACGTAGGATCAAGACCGGCCTCCACAAGACGCTGATTAACGATAATATCCCACTGTTCTTGTATATGACGATGAAGTAAGTTTGACATCGTATCCTCATACTCACTTATAGCCATATCCCCTACCTCGTTAACCGTATACTTATCCTGTAGGTTTGTCAGCCATCCCTCAAAGGCATTTACGATACCACCTATTATATCATAATGCTTCAAGAAAGAAGGTATCCTTATATCGCTCCTTAGCTTCTGTACGTTCCTTAACTGAGGGATAACATCCGCCATCTCCATAAAAGATAACTTACCATCCGCCATCAGATAATAGTCACGGTACATCTGGTTACGATCATACTGTTTCAACCCTATCGTCTCAAGAGCGTCCATACAATCCTCCTTCCATTTCCTGTTCTTTTTCTTCGTGGAAATAGCCTGAGGAGGTAATCCTAATAACGCTCCTTTTGCTGGAAACGAATGATCTCTATTAAACACTTCCATGATTATTCAATTTTATTTACAACAAAGATAGGCGTTTAATTGACATTCATTTACCTAAAAGCTCCTATAGATACCGATCCAAATGCAGATGCATATACCTCATGGTGTTTATAAGCGTCTTCCTTGCGGGCATTATTCATCTCCTCGATCTTCGATTTAGGCATGTAATTGTTATCGTCAAAATATCTGGCGAGAACCAACGCATGCCCGAACGCTATTATCCTATCGACGTTCAATCCGGGCTTATACTGTATTATCTCATCCAATAGGGCTATATCATCGATCAGCTCAATACCCTTGACAGTTATATCAAGACCAGTCTGATCATCATAACCAATAACGAAATCCTGCCAGCAATAATCCACTACGCACGAGAATAGCAGGTTCTGGTTGCCGGGGGTCGGGTATAGCCCCAGCTTGCTGTTCTGCCGGGAGCCGGCCTTCACATACTTATTGGCTATTGCCTCACCAGCAAACAGAAAGAAAGACGCTGGCATACCGCTTTTACGGTTAAGATACTGCTCATACATCTGGTCAGCGTTCTCCATAAGACATATAGCACCATATCCTTTCTGAAGTACCTCGCATGTACGACAGAATTGGTCTATAGATGATGGGCGGGATACGTAAGAGGCAACTATTCTATAGGCATAAGGATCTCGGATACCAACACGCCTTTTGAATATATAAAAGGATCCCAATGAAGGAGTATCAGACTTGGCCTGCTTATACGGATCTTGGCCCGCCACATAAATAAAATCATCAAACCTATTGGATTGAGGCATCTCGAATATCTGGACAGGAGCGTCAATAACACCGCCGCTAAACGGAAAACCAGCCAATTGCTTATTCGATTTAGTAGTACCAAGTTTATTCCCCGATTCAAGGAAAACATCACACAGCATGCCGCTATATTGCCCTGACTCAAGAAGATCATTCTTATGCTTGATAGCGTACTCGACCGGGAATAGGTTCTGGGATGAGCTTAAAAAACAGTCGTCAATCGTAAATGGATAAAACATGGTATGAGAGGTATAAGCTACCCTATCTTTCGTAGATAGCTTCTTCCGTTCCTCGTTAAGCTTATTGGTACTAGCCTCGAAATCCGTGGCGTCAATCTTGATTTTATTAAGCTTCTTATCATCAGGTTTCCCCAAATAATCACCCAAACCTATAGTTCTCTTGACACCGGAGTTAGCCATCTGACCAGGAACAAACATCGCCCATTTCCTTTCTTTCCATGTTTTCCCTTTCATGGCTCTCCGATTTAAAATATCCCAGTCCATGACCAGAAGATTGTATGTATCAGGATCAGAGAACATCTCCTGAGCGTCCTTGGATAGTTCCACCTCACCACCGGTACCAGCCAAGATAGGACTGAGACGCCAGCCATAAGGAGTGTCGTAGGACGGCATGGCGGCAGTGTACGGCTTCTTGATAGGTCCCTTACCTACCTCGTCGAAAATAGCCGTGGCGGGGGTCAGACCGGCAGTCTTCTGTGTGGATGTCTTCCTACCCATGTTGATATTGGCTATGGATATTATGGCATGAACATCACGAACCCCGTTGGACATACGCTTGCCTAAGGTGACACCAGAACTCCAATCGGTCTTGGTCCTGTTAATTCTGAAAAAAGGATGCACATGATCAAGACCATACTCACAATACTCACCTATATTAGATAAATCGCTATCGCTGAAACCTACCACGGAATGACTAAGCCCGATCGTCATGGTAGCGTTCATCTGAAGAAGGGATGACATGATAGTCGTATTATGGGATACGACAAAATTAGTGGTAAGGAACTGATGGGACTTGTTATCGACCTCAATACAAGTAGCTTTATACTTCCCGTAATAATCTATATCGGATATCCTAAGCCTATTATGGGTCTTGGATATATACATATCATCACCATCCATGACGCAATAATATCCCATAGACCAGAATATTCTTCTTACGAAGGATATAATATACTCACTTTTGTAAACGACCTTAAAACGATCGTCACCGGTACTTATACCGCAAGATATCTTCATGAATGAGCTTATAAACAACTCCTTCTGTTTTTTGGATGAATAAATAATATCATCCATCTCCTTATTGCTTAACTCGAAGATCCTGTCGGTAGATCCACAAAGGAAAGAGGCGGTCAGAGACCCAAGGAGCTGGGGCGACATCAGCCACCGCCGCTCGGGGAAATCCACGGCCTCCCCTATGTCTATGGTCATCTTATGGAAGTCAGAGTGGATGATACCCATGGTGCTCATGACTTTATAATCACCATGATATTTAACCTTCCACTGATGTTGACCGCAACATACTATACTGCGCCCGTCCTCAAACGTAACCTTATACATATCAACGAACCCTTGAGGATATACGCCTACTACAGTCGTAAGCTTACCATCATCGCCATATATGATATCACCGATATCAGCGAACCCTATCTTCTTAGGTCCATAAGGAGTATATATCAGCTCCGAGTCCAGAAGGGCCTTTCCAAAACGACGGGTACCGAACATCCCCAGCCCTTTCTTCTCCTGACGGGCACGTTGATACATCTCGGCGAAAAACCATTCATTATCACGTAATCGGCTGATAGCCGGAACACGCTCTCCATTTGGAAGGTCTTGAAATACGGGAAAGAAATTAACATGCCAATAAAGCCATGGCGGGATGAACGTACCGTTGATAGTCACCCCGTTCTTGACCTTATAAGCCTCCTCCGTGAAGAACTGCTTAACATCATCATCTTGATCCTCCCAGCCAAACAAATCGTTCCACACTGGAGGATTCTTCATGTTTACATAAAATTCTGGACTCGTGCTTAAACTCATGATCGCATATTTTTTAATACGGATTCTATACCACCGGAAACCTGTCCCTTACGTTCCTTCTTCTGGACATTGCTGACACTCCTGTATACATCCATGATCCCACTCTTCTCCATATACGAGTCATTCCATACGTTGATCTTATCGATCAGCTTGGATATGAAATCGAACGCCCTAGCCATATCCTCAGGCTTCTCCTTATCCCATGGATGCTTGGCGATATACGTCTTGGCGTCATCCACGGCCTTGGATATGACCTCAAGATTATCATTAACCCGATCAACATCCTTACTCGTCGGCTTTCGTCTTCCCTGTGGCATTGGCTTTCATATCCTTAAACTCGTTATACTGTTTCATAAGAAGCTTATAAGATTGAACAACCCCGATCTTACTTACTTCCGTCACGCTCATGTCATGGAACATATCCTCAAGCTCCTTGTCAGCATATCTAAGACGTTCCTTGTCATCATAAAACACGAATCCAGACGTTCTGTCTTCTATAATACTCTTGGCGGTGGACGCATATGTCGTATCTAAATCCAGATCCATACCGAAGCTGGTAGCCAACTGGATTATGAACATCAACCTAGAATTGACTTTTACAGCCTCTATATTCAACATCTGTATCTTATGGGTCATCTCATGAAGAACGACAAAATCCTCCTCTTTTATCAATGAAGATGATTTAAGGGCTATCTTCTTAGTCCTATCCTCAATATCGCTATACAGACGCTTGCTCTCACGTTTTATGGCTATCCAATGCCTTATATGAGTATCCGCCTCTTCTTTAAGATAATCTCTAATCTCTGTTTTTATATCTTTATCTTCCATATTACGCATTATAATCATTGTTGTTTAACTCAATCTCATCACTGATGCTTTGGTCTATAGACCTCAATAAATCCCTGGTACTAACATCCCGCAAGAAGCGGACATTACCACCATTAGCCCTAGCTATCCTCCTTAAAGCGGAGTAAAGTATATCACCCAATGAATATTCAGGTAACTCACGGCATCCGACTTCCATGACAATAAGGGCATGGATACGGTCATCTATCTTGCTTCTTACGAGATTTCTCACGGCATTATTTATAAGCTTCCCCTATAATACGTAGCGGGAAATGTTTGAAATTACGTTCAGGATCGTCCTTAGTATAACCCATAAGAGATAGATGTTTCTCAAAATGACCTTCCGTATATTTTGAGGTATCTAACCTCATCCTAAATATAATTCTATTCTCATTGTCAGGATGTTTGTTATATGATACATCTCCCATACATCCACATCCGAGATGATGCTCCTTGACATGGAAACCATCATTATGGGTGATAAATAACACGATTTCTATCTTATCACCTATTTTCTGATCAAAAATATTTAGATAAAACTCGCTCTCATCATCCGTCAGTCCTATATCAAAGGAATCGTTAGGGCACTCAATATTAAAATCGTTATGATCGGCTGTTATCACCTCCATAGCATTCCATTTGGCTTTCTCACCCTCCACGAACTTCAACGGGCATACCTCTGTCTTCATCCAAGCCTTTTCCTTGATAAAGCAACCACACAGCGAGCATGCCTGTCTTCCCATCAATCTTTGCAGCAATACCTTAGCTGGTAACTTAAAGAAAGCTATATTAGAAGAGTTCTTAGGACATTTCTTGCATAAATAAAGACGATTCTTGTACCACTCCGGATAATCCTTCTCATCCTTAGGAATCCTGCCCAATAAACTGTCTTCCCAAGCTTGGGCTATTACTTGGGCTTTACCAATTGTTTGCACGATAATTATTTTTTAAATTGTTGTTGTTGAAAATCCTGTAACTGTTCCCATGTCATGCCATACCGACATTGGTACATAGCCTCATGGTTGTCACGTATAAGGGGATCTCCGTTCTTCAATCCCTCCATACCCTCTATCACATTTATCTTCTTATCCAGACAATCAAGCTCAATAGGCATCCTTTCGTCTGGATAACGATTACCCTCCTTGACATATATACGACGTATCTTATCACGTCTTACACGCATCTCACGGAGGTTGCATATAACATATCCGATAAACGGTATCCTGATAGATATATTATCGGTATATCTGGCGAGGTGATGGATATAAGATACGGATGCTTTCATGCACCATTCGACCTGTTGCTTGGTAAATTTACCTCCAGATCTTCTCACCACCTCATCGACAATATCCCTGTCGAACGAAATAAGACTCCTATCCATCGATATTCAATTTGTTTCTCTTGAATACGAATCCCATTACACGGGTGTCATCACCCTCTCCGTCAAGAACAAAATAATTACGTAGGCTTCTCATCTCAATAGACAGCTCACGGGTACGGAAATTTCCGTTCTTCTTGTCTACTAAAAAACCGCCACGCTTTAGCTCATTGTTAAGGACAGCGATATAAGATTCCTTCTGTCCATAACAATCCATATACTTGGCCCTGGTATCATCCGAGTATCCGTAGTTGATGTAGAAAGAAAGTAAGTTTATCGTCCTTTCAGTAATCAAGCTCCTACCCTTGGAATCCAGATAGCCGTTGTATATCCTTAAGAACTGCTGGATCATATCCAGCCTAGTGTCATAAGGCAACGCAAATACGAAAGCTTTCCTCTGTTCGGCCATATAAAATTAGTTTTCGACAAAACTACTTAAAAAAAATATCGTTGTCAAGAAATTATGCCATAATCAACATAATATATGCTGATTAGCATGTATTTACGAACATCCAAAGGGAAAAGGTGGTGGAAATGGAGGAGGAAAGCCAGATAAGTCCACCGTAAGCCACGGCAACGAGGCCAGTTGAGCACCGGCCATACATGCCTCCGAGCGGCGGTGGACAGCTCTATCCTGCCTCATGGGACATGACCACACCTTTTCCCTTTGGATGCCTTCCTGCCGTGCTATGGGATATAAATCCAAAGGAAATGGGAAGTCTTGGGGCGATGGAGCCTGCCGTAGAGGATACGGGCGGCCGGAGCGTGAGCGACTGCACATGACTTCACTTTTTCTTCTTTGGCTTCTGCTCCGCCCGATCCCCTTCCGGGTCCCGGACTCCGGTAACATCATATGGCATTGTTATTATAAGCCTGCGGTGTCCTGCCTGACGGCACTACACCTTGGCAGTAAAAATATTAATTAGCTATATAGACATTTGACTTCATGATATACCCTACACAAAACATGGAGGATTAGGAAATAGGATATATTAAT